CCGATTAGAGGCTATTAGGACAGAAATTGAAGAAACATTAGATTAAAGTTGCCTATTAGAAATTTAGTTCGTATATTTAGGTATAATAAAAAAGATAAAGGTTATGCAAAAGAAAATCAACGTAAACGCAGCAAACAGTAAAGTTATTAGTGGTAAATTATTTATCACTGGTTTGAAAATGTCTAAACTTTCAGCCAATCTGTCAAAATTCATTGTTTCAGGTTCAAAAGTTCAACACCCAGTTCTAGGAACTATGTATGAATATAATGGTCCTTTTTCTCGCGCCTAATTTGGCTTCCCGAGAGATCGTTCGTATATTTACCATGTAATAAGAAATAAAGGTTATGAATATTCAAGTTAAAGCAATCGAAAATCTAGTTAGCAGTTTTAATGCAGGTAAAATCAGTGAAGAAGATTTTTTCCGTGCAGTACAAAATTCAGTAAGTGCAGGATTGGATGACATTCGCCGTATGAAAGCATTTAATGTTAAAAACGAAATCCGTCCTGGTGATATTGTTAAAGTAAATCATAAGCGTGTTTTGGGTCGTTCATTCCGTGTTCGTGAAATCAAGCGTGTAAAAGCTATATTGGTCAATCCAATCAATGAGCGTGAGAGTTTTAATGTGCCACTTAGTTTAATTGAAAAAATTTAAGTTATGTTTGAAAACGAAGTATTTTGGAAAGAAAGTTTCACTGATGGTGAAGCACAGGGTGGATTTTTCTTCCGTTCATTTGATCTGAATAAATTCCTTAAGCAAGTTGAGGAAAGTGAAAATGGAGGAGAAGTAGTAGGAATCCGTTTTGAAGATAATAATCTAGAAGTAATTATCAAGAAATAATGGATTATCAAAATACACTTACCCCAGAATTTTGTGAATTGGTTCAGCGAATCGAAGATTCAGGACTTAATGCTGAGATTATAGCAGAAGCACTTACAACAATGCAGTTGCACCCACATGCTTCTCCACTTCTTTGTTTGCAAATTGCAGCATCTGAGTGGGATGTTTAAAATTTATTTTGTATATTTGTTTAAATAAAAAGTTATGACACACGAAGAAAAACAAAACTTAAAAATTGAGTTGGTAAACGAGGTTATTTTTCTAAATGATCGAATGGAAGAATTATGGCGCTACCACCCAGACAACCCTAATAAAGTAGATGTTGTGTGGGAATACAACAATATTAAAAATGAACTAGATCTTATTGAAGATCGAATTCAACAACTTGGCGAGTAATGCCTAACCAAGCTACTGTGGTGGAATAGGTAGACACGAGGGACTTAAAATCCCTTGGGCAGTAATGTCCGTGCCGGTTCGATCCCGGCCAGTAGTACAAAGTAGGGGAGAAAAACGTAAAATCCTAAGAATACAGTCGACGGACTGCTTAGGTAGGGACTCTGATGCTGGAAGCGCGCTAAAGGAGTGAAGCCCCTCTATTATGGACTCGTAGCTCAGCTGGATAGAGCATCAGCCTTCTAAGCTGACGGTCGAAGGTTCGAATCCTTCCGGGTTCACAACGCAGTCAGATGATCATCAGTTGAGAAACTGTGGGGGAGTAGCTTGGCTATTCCCCTTTTTGTATTTATATTTATAATTCGCATTTAAATGTTATTTTTTAATGGACTCCGTTATAAACAAGTATATTAATTTTAATTATAATTTTGGGATAAATGTATTTCTTTCATCAGATATCCCAGAGAAATATCTTTCTCCACTAGGTAAACTTAATGTGGTAATTTCCGAAAATGGAAATATCCTAGAATCAGCAGAAATCTCCCCAGGTCAACATTTACGCTTTCAATTTGCTTGTTACCAAGAAGTAGATATTCAAATTTTTAGTTATTTAGACAATAAATTAACTTTAATTTGGGGAGAAGAATTTTGTTTAGCTCATGAAAATGTTATAATTGATTTACAACCTAAAAACCAACAAGAATTTGAGGTTTGGGTGGAATATTTAAAATGGTTCCAACAAAAAACAGAATGCATTTTACATTTAACCCACGAAGGGTATACTCAAAACATTTTTCCTTCTCCTGAAGGTATAGAAACCTATGCAGCTTATGTAATTTATTGGAGGGAAGATATGTGGGCTAACCCATTAGGGATTAAAGTCACTCCTTATGATTTAATTAATAATGCACTTTTAAGAATATGAAAATAATAGGTTTATCAAGTTTTAGTCATGATGCTACAGTTTGTCTTATTGAAGATGGGAAAATTGAAGCATGTTATTCTGATGAAAGGTTTACAAGAAATAAATATAATTTAGCCCCTATTCCTTCGGAAACACTAAAACAATTAACTCAAGATTTTAATATTAAAGCCAACAGTGAAAGTGTAATTTTTGCTTTCGGTAATCCAGTTTATACAAATGATCCCCTAATTAAAGAAATTATTAATCTTAAGGGAGAAGCTTATATCTACGACCACCATGATTGTCATGCTGCTACCGCTTATTATACCTCAGGGTTTAAAGAAAAAACACTTGTGTTTACTTTAGATTCTACTTCTTCTACTAACTGGAGGAAGAGAAAAATGACCAAAAATGATTTAGATACATTTGATAAACAAACATTCGAATCTACTTATGGGGCTATTTTTTCAGGTGAAAATAATAAATTAACTAAATTAGAAGAATTTAAAGGGGCACCTACAAACCTTTTCCATTACTATGGAAATAGTATAAATTGTCTAGTTACAATGTGGCAAAAAATTACTATGGGGGGTTATGGGTTTAAATTTGGAGATGAAGGTAAAATTATGGGTCTTGCTCCTCAAGGGAAATTTGACAAAGACTTATACCACAGATTAACCCAATATATTAAATGGGATAGTATTATTGCTTCTACATTCCACCATGAGCTTCAAATTCTAAAATCTGAAGGGTGGTTTAAGGGAGATAAAGCTAAGGATTTTGCTTATACTTGGCAAAAAGTAACCGAAGATAGTATCCTAAAATTACTTCAAGAAATTATTAAAAAATACCCAGGACATACTAAAATTGCTCTAGCAGGTGGTTTCTTTGCCAATGTTAAAGTAAATCAGAAAATTAACGAATACCTCCCATTTGATGAAATTTATGTTGTCCCTTGTATGGGTGATAATGGTATTGGATTAGGTGCTGCTATTTTAAAATCAGTAGAATTAGGAGAATTTGAAAACCATCGTTGGGATGATGTTTTCTTAGGGAAAGGTTATACTAATGAAGAAGTTTGGGATGAAATTAATTTAGATGAATTTATAGTAAAACCCTTAGATCCATCTTACATTGCCGAAAAGTTAGTAGAAGGAAAATTAGTTGGTTTATTTAGAGGTAGAGCAGAATATGGTCCTCGTGCCTTAGGTCACCGTACAATTTTATGTGATCCCCGAAAAAAAGAAAATCACGAATATATTAATAAAAAACTTAAACGTAATGAAATTATGCCTTTTGCCCCTATTGTTATGGCAGAACATATTTCTGATGTTTGCTATGCTTATAAATCTGTAAGAGCAGCTGAGTTTATGACTTTATGTTATACTGTAAAAGAACATTGGCAAGATAAAATCCCAGCAGTAATTCAGAATGATGATGCTACTTGTAGAGCACAAACAATATTTAAGGAGCGTAATAAATTTGCATGGGAGGTACTTGAAGAATTTCGCAAGTTAACCGGTGTTCCAGTGTTGTTAAACACAAGTTTTAACAGCCACGGTGAACCTATTATAAACGCACCAAAACACGCTATAGACCATTTTAAAAACGATATTATTGACATTTTAGTATTAAATAATATGATTATAGAAAAAAAATAAAGTTACAAAAGCGTTCTTTGACATTTAAATTTTTAAAACTATGGAAACAGTAATTTTAACGCTGTTATCTGTTACTGCACTTGGAGCTGTCACTTTGGGAGTTGTGAGTGTTGTAGTGAATAATAAGCTAAGTACACGCTTAAATAACATCGAAAGATGGATTGAAGCCTTAAATTTAGAATACCAACGTGGAGACGAAGGTATTTACAAAGCTATTGACGACGTCAGTAGAAAAGTAGATTCTAGAACAGATAAACTTCAAGATAACATTTCAAAAGAAATTAATGAAGTATATCGAATCCTAGATGAACGTCAAAAATCAACTGTAGAGGATATTCGCGGATACCTAAACAGTTGGCAAAACTCAGATGAATTCGCGATAATGTTAAATAAAATTAAAAAGAAGGAATTTGACTCTGATTTGGGTCTCTCCTATTAAATATGTATAATCACGTCAAAAACGCTTTTGTTAACTTTTAAAAAAATTTTTGTAAAATGGGTCATTACGAAGATGCTTTCTATGAAATTTATGACGACATTCAATTGAAAGGATTAAAACCTCAATTTGATGCTCAACTCCAAAAAATGAACTATCAAGAAAAGCATAAAACCAAATCAATAAAAGAACGTTGGGAATATGCTTACAATAAAGTAACCAGCTCTTATTCTTCTGAGGATAACTTGGAATAGTAATCCCCACTTAGTATACTCTAAATATGTATACTAAGATGATTAACATAGATAACATATTTGAACTTTTCTCCACCAATGAAGAATTGGATGGGAGAAATTCTGTTGTTCATATAGATTTTACTCAAACCCCAATTTACTGGATTGGGATGTATAAAAAACTTGTCCTTAATCATATTAACTTTAATAAAAAAGTTCTTAAATTTTTCAAAGAATCTAATCAAGAGTTAGATTTAGAAGACATGAAAGATGCGGGAGAATTTGTGGTTTACCATAGGGCATGGCATTACATACAAAATATTGATATAGACAATATAGAACACATTATAGCAATAGAAAAATACACAGACGAATATTTAGATACAGCACTTAAATTAGGTATTTCTTTTTTCGAACAACATGAAGAATATGAAAAGTGTGCACTTCTTAAAAAAATCTTAGATAAATCAAAAGACTTTTAACCTTAGCTTGGAGTTAATTTTTCCCTATATTATATTTGGAATACGGGTTAAGGGGAAAAAGAGATATAGAGAAATAAGGGATGAATGAGGGGGGAGGTACCTCCGAAATATTATAAACATTAAATTAAACATATGCGTAATCAAGAATTAATCGACAAACGTTTTGACCAAATTGATGGTAAAATCAAAACATTAAATTATTTACTAAGTCGTCAATCAAATGTAAATGATTTTAAAAAAGAACTTAACCAACTTGAAGAAATTGTAGTTGATCTTAAATCATTAGTAGAACGAGATCTTACACCACTTAGAAACGGTTAATATAAAAATAAGTTATGAATTTGACAGCAGTACAAATCCAAGAGAATTGGAACACATTTATTGGAAATATTGAAAGATTTATTTCCTCTCCTCGTAAAGAGAAACTAATTGAATTTTATGAAAAGTATCAAGAGCGAATTATGCTTATGCCTGCTGCTCATAAAAAAGAATATCACAATGCATTTCCTGGAGGTTATGTAGAGCATGTAAATCGGGTAGTTGAAGCATCACTTAAGTTATATGATGTTTGGGCTGAATTTGAGATGGATCGTTCTACATTTACTATTGAGGAACTTGTATTCTCTGCTATTAACCATGATTTAGGTAAAATGGGTGATGAAGAAAACGAATCATACATCCCCCAGACTGATAAATGGAGAAAGGAAAAGCTAGGTGAAGATTATATGTTTAACACTAAAGTCCCATTCGCTTCAGTCCCAGATCGTGGTTTATTTCTTCTTCAATCTCATGGTATTCAGTATACCTTTAATGAAATGTTAGGTATTCAAACACATGATGGTTTATATGATGAAGCAAATAAAAAATATTTGTTCTCATTTATGCCAGAACAAAAACCTCGTACATCACTACCTTTTATTTTACACCAGGCAGATTTATTAGCAGCTCGTGTTGAGTTTGAACGTGAATGGATGCCTAAACTAAAAGGAGAAAAGAATAACTTGGATGGTAAAAAAGAAAATTTTACATTGGGTAACAATACTAATTCCAAATCAACTTCTTCATCTAAATCTAAAGCATTAGGTTCGATTAAAAGTGAAGGATTGAAAAATATGTTAGACAGTTTATGATTACCACAATAGTAATTACAGTTTTAAGTGTTTTGGTCGTGATCTTAGGATACACGACCTTTAACCTACTACGTAAAAATGAAAGAGCCGAGGATATCGTAGTAGGCTATCTTATCTATTTAGAAAAGATTTCAAAGGTTATAGAAGCATCAGATGAAAAATTAAAAAAGATCGATTATAAGGGATCATTTCGTTCAGATGATGAAGTAGGTTTTTTCTTCGAGCAAATCAAAAAGATTCAAGACATCTTGAATGATTTTAAGTTGAAAAAATTCTAAACAACCTATGGACCATATAATTAGAGAATATAAAAGTAAACCTCAAAGTAGAAGATATTTTACAAAAGAAACAGAAAACGCAATTGTAAAATACAATAATTCTATCAATGCTGAGGAAAGAAGTAATATCTACCAAACCCACATCCATTGGCCTTTTTATAAGTTAACGGAAAATATAATTCATACTTTTAAATTCTATTATACTGATGGTGTAGAAAATTTAGAAGATCTTCAACATGAAATTATGACATTCTTGTTGGATAAAATTCATTTATTTGACCCCTCAAAAGGTGCAAAAGCTTATTCTTATTTTGGAACAATTGTTAAACGTTGGTTAATTGTTTATAATCAAAAAAACTACAAAAAGAAAGTTAACAATGTTCCTATTACAGATCTTTCAAACTATTCAAACTTAGATACATCAGACCCTACTTTTATTTCTTCAACCAGAATGGAAAAAGAAGTAAATTCAATCACAGAACAACAAGAAGTTTTAGATGATGATGATTTAGGGATGCAGGGTTATAAACATGAAGATAAACTATCTTGGTTTATAGATCGTTATGTTGAATATTGTACTGAACATATTTTCGAAATCTTTAACAAGGAGTACGATGCCCAGATTGCAGATGCTATCTTAGAACTTTTTAGAAAGAGAGACGCTATTGATGTTTTTAATAAAAAAGCACTTTATATCTACATTCGTGAGCAAGTAGATGCTAAAACCCCCAAAATTACTAAGATTGCTAACGTTTTATACGATATCTTTAAGGAAAAATATTTATATTATCTAGAACACGGCAAATTCCCTTCCTAAAGATTTTATTTAAGTATATTTATAAATAAAACTATGGGACAGTTAGATTCAATAGTCTTTGGTAAGAAAAAATTTTCCGATATTTTAGAGGAAATTTATAATAACCAAAAGAAAAAGGAAGCACAAGTAACAGCTCTTATTTCTGAGTTGAAGCCTCTAATTCAAGAAATTGGAGACGCTACCCTTATTGTTCCCTTGATTAAAGAATATATGGAAATTGGAGTTAAAAATGATGAACAACTCATCAAAATGGCTACAATTGTTCAACGTGCTTTACAATCGGGTCAAAATGAAGATGGTAGCTTTGGTATTTCTGATGAAGAAAAACAGCAATTACTTGAAGCAATGGAGGATTTACAAGGTAAAAAGAAAGATAAATAATAGTGAAAAGAGCAACTGGGGTTTCTTCTAAAGCATCAGCTAACATGAACCAACCCACTAGGGTTATATTCCCTGGTAGGGTAAGGGAAATTATCTTAGATGATAAATCTAATCCCGATGCTTTCAAAAACTATGGAGAATGGTCAAGTATTGGTACTATATTCTTTAGTTTAATAGGTGCCCCTAATACTGACCCAGATCCTACAACTTCACAGTATGCTAGGCCTTTATTTCCAAATCAAAAACATTATCCATTATTAAATGAAATAGTTTATATTATTTCTTTACCTAATACTAGTATTCAAGGTGCAGTAAATAGTCAAATATTTTATTATTTCCAACCCGTAAATTTGTGGAGTAGTAACCACCACAATGCAATCCCAGATCCAATTTTAGGAAATTTATTACCACCATCTCAACAACAGGATTATCAACAAACCGAAGTAGGTGCTGTTAGGAGAGTTACTGATGGGGGTACTGAAATTGATTTAGGTAAAACTTTTCAAGAAAGATTAAACACTAAAACTATTCAACCTTACGAAGGAGATATTATTGAAGAAGGTAGATGGGGTCAAAGTTTAAGATTTGGTTCTACTGTTAAAAATGCTAATATTCCAAATCCTTGGTCTACCACCGGAGAAAATGGAGATCCTATTACTATTTTAAGAAATGCTCAATTTGATGATGGTGAAGATCCTTGGATTCCACAAGTGGAAGATATTAATAAAGAAGGATCTTCTATTTATTTTACTTCTACCCAAAACATCCCAGTTAAAGTATCTAGTAAATCTTATAAATCATATTCAACTCCACCAACTTCACCCGATAAATTTGCAGGTGAGCAAATTATTTTAAATTCAGGTCGTTTATTATTTAATACCAAAGAAGATTCTATTTTATTTAGTTCTGCAGATAGTATTAATTTAAATGCTGTGAGTAGTATTAATATTGATGCACCTAAAACTATTATCCAATCCAATAACATATATTTAGGTGATAAAAATGCTTCTGAATCTGTTATTTTGGGGGATAAGTTTTTAACAGATTTATCTAAATTATTAACCCAAATTATATCATTGGGAACAGCACTTCAAACTCCTATAGGAACCCCTGTTCCCTTTACCCCAAATGCAGCAATCCCTGTACCTGCAGTTAATGTAACCCAAACTGCTACACAGATGTTAAATAGTATTCAAAGTTATAAATCTAAAGTAAGTAAAACTAAGTAATGGCTTTTGATAAACTTATAATAAAAGGAATTACTAATGCTGCTAAAAGTGGCATTAAATTGGATCTTGCTATAGATTCATTAAAAACAAAATTAATAGATTCTACTACATCACAAATTGAATCTAAAATTCCTGTAGCTTTACCATTCTCAGTTAAAGATGTTTTAAATGGGGGTGATTTACCCCCCGATTTATTATCTCCTGATACTATAAATTCTGTTGAAAGAATTCCTGAGGGACAAAAACAACAAATAAGTAAGACTTTGGATAATATAGAAGCAAATTTAAATGCAGCTGTTGTTCAAAAAAATGCTCTTCAAAGTGGTCTAACAACAATAACAACCCCTTTAACTACCCTAGAAACACTTTCAGATACTATAGGAGGAATTATTACAGGGGTAAAAACCTCTGTTACAGTTATTAAGACATTACCTATTCCTTCTTCTGTACCCCCGGGAATTGGTATTCCTTTAAATGTTATTAATGGGTTTTCATCGGCATTAGATACTTTAAAAATTACATTAGATAAATTTGGTGGTCCCTTAAAAATTATTCCTTCATCAATTAATCAAATTAATGCTATTTTAATTCCTATAGTTAATAAATTAAATTCTTTGAATGAAATATTTGATAAACTTTACCAAATTATAGCCTTTATAAGATTACTTTTATCAGCACCTATTACTCAATCTGATATTGATAATGCCCTACAAGATATCTCTACAAAACTTCAACAATCTTTAGAAATAACTGTTGGGTCTTCTACTACATTAGATCCTAATTCTAATAATCCTTTATCTTATAAAGGGTTTAAATTAACTATTGAATTTGATCCTGATAATACTCTCAGCATCCCAGCAAGAAGAATTAAAGCCGAAAATTCAAGTGGGGTAAAGTTATATTCTGCTCCACCTGATCAGGGGGCTGGTGAGGTAAATACTTCAAGTAAATATTCATTTTCTTCTTCTACTGAAGTATTAATCAGTGAAGTTAAATTTAATATTGATCAATATTTACTTAAAAATCCTCAAATAGCTAAAGGCATACCTGAATCAAACTTCACCCTTTCTTAATAAAAATCACTAATTTTAATATTTATAATAAAAATGAAATCTACAGAACTTAAAAAAATGATCAAAGATGCCGTAAAAGAGGCAATCCAAGAGGAATTAAAAGATATTCTTTTGGAAGCAGTTCGTGCTTCAAAAGGATCTGTAGCAGTTGTACAAGAATCAATCAACCCCAGACCTCCATACAGTGGAGTTCCTACTCAACCCTCAATGACTGCTGATCAAAAAAGAGCATTGTATGAACAAGCCCTAGGTGAAACTACAATGAATTTTAATTCATCAAATGTTCAAACATTTAGACCCCAAGCAGGGTATGATGCTGCTAATGGTACTTTACCCTCAGGAGAAGTTGATATGAGTCAAATTATGGGATTAATGACAAAATAATAAATGGCGCAAATTATACAAAATAAGTATCCTATTGACCTAAATGCTCGTAAAGCTATAGGTTTTGGTTTTCCTATAAATGGGGATGCTGTTTTTGTACCCACATACCAAACCCGTGACCAAATAAAAGCCAATTTAGTTAATTATTTATTAACCAATAAAGGTGAAAGGGTATTTAATCCTAATTTTGGTGCTGATTTAAGAAGCTTATTATTTGAAAACATTACAGATTCAACTTTAGAAGAATTAAAATTTTATATTGAATCCAATATAACCACAAATTTTCCCCAAATAACTGTTAAACAGATTGAATTTCAAAACACCCCAGATGAAAATGTTATCAATTTTGTATTATCATATGAAATAGTTTTATTTGGAGTAACAGATGAAATTAATATAGAATTACAATAATGGCTGATTTAAAAAGAGACATAAGGTATATTAATAGGGATTTTAATGATTTCCGCAATGCTCTTATAGAGTATTCTAAAACTTATTTCCCTAACACATACAATGATTTTACCCCTGAATCAACAGGTATGTTATTTATGGAAATGGCTTCTTATGTGGGTGATGTTTTATCATTCTATTTAGATAACCAAATCCAAGAAACATTTATTCAGTATGCTCGTCAAACTGAAAATCTTTACAATTTAGCATATATGTTAGGTTACCGTCCCAAAGTAACCACAGCAGCTACAGTTGATATTGATTTTTATCAACAGGTTCCTGCTAAAACTAGCGGAAGTGTTCAGGTGCCTGATTATGATTATGCTCTTTTAGTAGGTGAAAATACTCAAGTTACATCTAACGTTAATAATAATGTTAAATTTTTAGTTGAAGATGTAATTGATTTTACTCATTCAAGTTCTCTTGACCCTACTGAAGTTTCTGTTTATCAAATCTCAGGTGAACAACCAACATATTTTCTATTAAAGAAAACTAGAAAAGCTATCTCAGCAACTATTCAAACTACTACACTTACCTTTAACTCTAGTGTTAGATTTGATACAAGAACTATTAATGCTTCTAACATTATTGGTATTTTAGATGTATATGATAGCGATGGAAATAAATGGTATGAGGTACCTAATTTAGCACAAGAAAATGTGTTCGATACAATTAGAAACACAAATTCTAATGATCCTAATTACTCATCAGATAATGAAGTTCCATACTTACTTCAATTAAAACAAGTACAAAGAAGATTTGTTACTCGTTTCCAAAACACTGGTTCTTTACAATTACAATTTGGAGCTGGAAGTTATGGGGATAATGATGAAGAAATAGTCCCAAATCCAGATAATGTTGGTTTAGGTTTACCATTTGAAAAAGATAAACTTACAACAGCATTTTCACCATTAAATTTTGTATTTACAAATACTTATGGTATTGCTCCTTACAATACAACTTTAACAGTTAGATATTTAACAGGAGGAGGTGTTATTTCAAATACCCCTGCAGGAACCTTAACTGTTGTAGATGATACTAATATTAGATTTATTAATACTAATTTAGTTGATACTTCTTTAGCTAATACTATTTTTAATTCTTTAGCAACTAATAACCCCAAATCAGCAGATGGGGGTCAAGATGGAGATACAATCGAAGAAATTAGACAAAATGCTACAGGTAATTTTCAAAACCAATTACGTACAGTAACTAAAGAAGATTACATTATTAGAGCATTATCTATGCCTTCAAATTTAGGAGTTATTTCTAAAGCTTATGCTATGCCTTCTAAAATAGCAGAATACCAACCTGGTGAATTACCTACTATTTTAGATTTATATATTTTATCTTACGATATTAATAAAAACTTAAGAACAGCATCTACAGCATTAAAACATAATCTTAAAACATATCTTTCTGAATATAGAATGATTAATGATTCTATTAAAATTAAAGATGCTTTTATTATTAACATTGGTGTTGAGTTTGATATTATAGTTTTACCTAATTACAATAATAACGAAGTACTTACTAGATGTATAAACTCACTTACTAATTATTTTGATATTGATAAATGGCAAATTAATGAACCTATTATTTTAAAAGATTTATTTATTCTTTTAGATAAAGTAGAAGGTGTTCAAACTGTTAAAGATGTAAAAATTACAAATAAAGCAGGATCTGCTTTGGGGTATAGTGATTATGGGTATGATGTTGTTGGAGCAACTGTAAATAGTGTTGTTTATCCATCACTTGACCCTATGATTTTTGAAGTAAAATTCCCAAATACAGATATTAAAGGTAGAGTAGTACCATTATAATAAGAAATTATGGCAGTATATAAAATATTTCCTTCAAAAGACGCTACATTATACGAGCAGTACCCAAGTACGAATACTGGTTTAGACCAGATTCTAGAGGCATCTTCTTATTATTATTTGGGAGATAGATATAATAGCAGATATTTAATTCAATTTTCTACTACAGAAATCCAAGGAGTATTAAATGATAAAGTAACAGGAACTTATGCTGCTTATCTAAAAAATTATAATGCATCAACCTCAGGATTAAACGTAGATACTCAATTATATTTCTATACAGTTTCTGGAAGTTGGGGGATGGGCACAGGGAACTTTTCTGTTACTCCTCAAATTACTAATGGTACAAGTTGGATTTGGAGAGACTACTCAGGATCAGCACAGTGGTCAACTGCTGGGGGTGATGTTAATAATTCTCCTGTATATTCTCAATCTTTTGCATATTCTGACCCATTAGATGTTAGCGTTAATGTAACAGATACTATTAATTCTTGGTATAGTGAATCTGTTCCTAATGATGGGTTTTTAGTAAAACTATCAAGTAGTATTGAAGAATCTACAAATATAAACGTTCAACCTATATTTAAATATTTTTCAATTGATACTAATACTATTTACCCCCCTTATTTAGAATTTAGATGGAACGACTCAGTTTGGAATACTGGTTCTAATGCAGTATTAAGTACCCCTGAAGCATTTATTTCAATTTATAATAATGCAGGTGTTTACTATTCTGAAAGTATTCCTAGATTAAGATTAGCAGCCATTCCTAAATACCCAGATAGACAATTTATTACTGCTTCATACTATACCGAAAATTATTATCTACCAGAATCTCAATCTTTATATGCAGTTAAAGATTCTTCTACAAATGAATTTGTAATTGACTTTGACCCAGAATACACTCGTATTAGTGCTGATGTTTCTTCAAGTTATTTTGATTTATATTGTAGTGGTTTAGAACCCGAAAGATACTATACAGTATTAATTAAAACTGTAATAGGAGGAGTTACTAAAGTATGGGATGAAGATATTATGTTTAAAGTAAGTAAGGGATAATGGAAAAAGTAAATTTAAATAGACAAGTTTTTGACAAAAATAAATTTGCTCAAACTGTTGATACCTCATTTTCTCAATTAGGACCCACCCAACCAGATCCTTCTTTTTTTGATATTAACTTGGCTACACAAGCTGATTTCTTTACATTATACGACAAGTTTTTCTTTGAAATTCCTAAAGAAGGTGATACTAATTCTCATGCTTATTTAGTACAAGAAAGCAGTAATTATATAGGCGCTAACCAGGTTAATGAAGAAATTCAAGCATTACTACAAGAAATAACTGATTTAAGAGAAGAAAACTTATCATTAAGACAAGAAAATGTAGATTTATTAAGTAACACTTATAACCGTCTGCAAAAATAATTTTAAAAAGTTATTTACAAAAATATTTATAAATAAAATAGATGGCATCAGAAATTACAGCATCCTTAAATCAAATTTCACCTCAAGAAATATTTTCTGAGGGATATGAGCTATCAGATCAATCTCTCATCCCTAATACAAATATTATTTCTACTTTTGTCCCTTTTGAGGATATAGTTGAATTGTGGTTTTATGATTTAAATAATAATTTTATTGGAGGGGTTGATGAATTTATAGATTATGAATTAGTTCCTAGTTCAAAAGAAGAATTAAATGATGGTAATGCTTCTATCTTAAATTTAGAACCTATTAAAGATGCTGAAAATTTAGGGTTTGATGTTGGTAAAATAAAATCTATCTATAATTTTATTAGATACGAATTATCATCTTCTTCATCTAAAAAATATTATAT